TCCGAGGATCCCGTGCCGTGCTGGTATTTGCTGTAAATTTGGATTCGAGTAACTAAATCTACCTGTTACCGTTCCTCCTTGGTCCGAACGCATTTGGTGGATTTCAGCATGAATCCTGCCTCGGTACGAATGCTTGGTGATACTTTCAATGAACGTGGTTCGCGCTTTATTAATTTCACGACACTCCACAACCATCTTAGCAAGAGGGGAATCATGTGTCGCAAGAAAGTTCTTGTCAAACTTTGGTTGCCCTGTTGGAGTACTATCATACGACAGTGAAAGCTTATCGAACGCCTTTGCCACGCTAGTGGCAGCCCAGACTTCGACATCCACTCCAGAAAGTTTTCTAATGGATCGTAAGATTTTATTTTCTTGAGCAAGTAAATCATTTTTAATTGTCTCCGCTTTGTCTAAATCTACTCGTACACCTTTTTGTTTCATCTTAAATAAAACAGGAAACAAATCTGTTTCTAATTGAAAGATGTTCGTGAGATTTTGTTTTTTAATTTCAATATCTAAATAATGCCATAAGCGTAGCGTTACAGCAGCATCTTGCTCTGCGTATTCTCCTACGTGTGAGGCAGGAAGCTTCCATAATTCTCCTTTAGGATCTAAACCCCACATTTTGGCAGCCTCGTAAAGTTGGGCTTCTGATTTTGACTCTTGTAGATAATCTTTTGCTAATGAGTTTAAATCAAATCTGAACCTATTCTCATCTACGAGTGGTGCCGCAATAAGAGTGTCTATTATTTTTCCTTTTATGTCAACATCCATCGCTTTTAACCAGCCTACATCGTAAAAAGCGTTATGAAATATATAGTTTATATTCTCATACGAGCATTGTTTTCTAATCCACCTGGTAACTAATTCTTTATCCATGTTGGGCGGTGTTTCGTGAGCAATGGGATAGTATCCTTTCCATCCGTCTACTGCTACAGCAATACCGACTACTTCGCCGTGCTTACGTATATAACCAGGACCAGCATCTTTAATGCCAGGATCTCTTGTTTCTAAATCAATTGCTATCTCGTCATAACCAGATAGATCAGGGAAGGTATCGGGCATAACCCATTCACTAGGCATGCGGTGTACTTTAGGAAACCAATTAGGTTGTTCTTTCATTTTTTTCTCTCTCCTTATGCCATTTAGCAATAGCTTCTGATGTTTGTCGTCCTCGTCTCTCTCCTTCGGATTCAAAAGAAATATTTTTTTTATTTGTTCTTGCTTCTATCTCTCCGGCAATAGCTGCGTAAGCAGCCATATCTAAATAACTATCTTTTTTATGTTGGTTCATGAGCCGTGCTACTTTAACCAATGCCATACATATCGCAACATCATGCGCTGTAATTTTTTTCTGTAAAAAGACAGACCAGAAGTCAGCAATGTTTTGATGGTTCTTTAATTTATCACCGTAATCTTCTTGGCGATCACCACCAATTAATTTCTTGGCTTCATCCAGTAAGTTTTGAGAAATCATGCACAGTTCCTTTCATGAAAAAATATAGGTTCATATTCGTATTGTCCTTCGGTGCGGTGAACAATATGTAATTCTTTTTTTGCTCTTGTAGCTCCTACATAAAAAACTCTTGCTTCATCATCTTTACCTTGCTGTGTTTCCGTTGATGACTTGTAAGGACCAAAAGATAAATCAGTAATTAACATTACATTATCTCTCTCGCCTCCTTTACTTGCGTGTATAGTTGATACTTCAATACGAGGTACTGCATCTAATTTATTTCCTGAACGCATAATAGAACGAAGGTAAGGAATTCTTTTTCGTAAACCTTTTCCGTTTAACATCTCATACCAGGTTATATCTTTCACACTTACTGTTTTTGTACTTGATAACTTTATATCTTCTCTTAACCCATATTCTTTTATAAGTGTATCTAAATCATATATCCCTTCATGTTGTCCTTTAAAGACACCATAGTTTCTTTTAATACGAGTACTATCCATGTGATGATATAATGTATCACAATCAACACCAGAAACTTTTTCACCTTTTTGTAATCTCGTCCAAGATCTAATAGCTTCTATATATTTAAAACTAATAACAGATGATCCATAACGTTTATATAACCATCCATAAGATTCTAAAGATTCAGAAACTTGCTTCACTATCTCATGAGTTCGACATAAAATAAGCCACTCACCTTCTACCAATCCTTTGTTTAAAGGTCTGATATTTAAGACTTTTCTTGTTCCTTCTTCATCTCTTGGTTTATATTCTTTTGGTATTCTTTGTGAAATAGACTGTGCTAATTTTGTGGCAAGAGTGTGCACACTCACTGGGATACGATAAGATTGTGTAAGAGGAATAATTGTATTGTTTTCATCATTAGCCATGGCTATAAAATGTTCAATGTCTGCACCAGCCCATCTAAAGATTGCTTGGTCATCATCTCCCGCTACATAAGTTTCTAATGCTCCAGATTCTTGCTGTAACATATCAACCACTTGCCATTGCTGTGCTGATAGATCCTGTGCCTCATCAATAAATAAATATTTTAATTGTGGAGCGTTTCTATTTTTAATAAAATTTATAAAGTAGTCAACGTACTCATACTTATCTCTATCTTCTTTAAACTTACGCAAGTCTAAATCCATTTGTTCAATCATGTTCCGTGCGCCGTAGTTATTTAAAGTTGTTTCTCTAAATATTTTAGCTAACCTATCGTCATCATCAGGATACTTTGCGTATGCTAAATTAATAATGTCTTGGTATTCACTCTTCGCTGTTGGCATTGATATATCAACACCATTACCTTTACGCATCTTGTTTACATATTCATGACCCGTGAGCCGTGATAGTTCCTCGTAGTCATTATCATCCATGATCTGACCTTGCTGTAACTGTAATCGTTTATAAGCTAAACTATGTAACGTAGAAAAATAAGGAAACATAATTTTCATTTGTTCCTTACTTAACTTTTCATTATCCATAACTCTGTCTCGAATTTCTTCAGCAGCTTTTACAGTGAAACTAAAATAACCAATCTCTTGCGACGTACACGCACCTGATTGTAAAAGTTCTTGTACTTTATTTTTTAAATAAGTTGTCTTACCTGTACCAGGAGGACCTATAACAATATGTCTATGCATTAGTATGCCTCCTCTTCACTAAAGTCTTTGTTGCTTAATTTGTATTCTGATTCCAATACAGTTGTTGGTACTTTCCAACAATGTTCTACATTGCTATTTACTTTTAATTTAGCAGTAGTTCCTTTAAACTCTTCGAACATTTTATATTGTTCTGAATCAGATGCTTTAGTAAATCTTTTTGTCTTTAAAAAGTCTCTAAATGCTTGAGGTTTAAAGAAATAATTATCTTTTAATTCAAAGACCATACCTTGTAGTACGTCTTGTCTGTCCTTCGCACCTCTGTTGTTTTCTATAAATATTTGTAACTGATTTAAGAATTGACCCTTTGCTGTTACCTCACCTGGTAATTGTATAAAATCATCTTTCCGCATATTCTTTAATAATGCATCTACCATGTCTGCCCATATAGCAGGAGCCATGGGCCGTGGGCTTTCATTCGCTTGCGCTATACATTGCTTTCTATACTCCGAGTGACTAGATAATTGATCAACTGTTAAAATAATAACTTTACCATTATGAGTTAACTCATACACAGGATTATCAGACACCCATTTTTTTAATCCCATAATTTCATTTGTAGCAGAGTTGCCAACGCCAAACTTTTGTGACTGACATTTAATTTTCTCACACACTGTTTTAAACATAGGCTCTTCACACCGATAAAAATATTTTTTATCTTCTACTTGTTTAAATATCGTCAACACTTCTCTGCTTGGCAGAGGTGGTTTAAAATATTTAGAGTTGTAGTAATCTAATTTTTCTTCTAACTTTTCAGGAAAGCGTTCACGTAAATAAATTCCTAATTGGAACAAAGCCATGTTCCGTGATCCTTCAGGGAAGCCCTGTGATGCTAGTGTAACTAAGCACGGAGGAGCACCTTTAAAATCTTCATTCTTTTTTGCGGTAACAGGTTTGTCGATAACAACCATGCTGAGATTCGATAAGACTTTCGTTTCATAATGCTTTATGAACATACCTAATTCAATCAATGCATTACCTTTATCATCAAACGCATACCTTGTGGGAAACTCTGGATGGTTATACGGCAAGTTTAAAAAGTTACCTGTACCTTTTGAGTTCAATTCAATTTGCTTTGGAAATATCTCACAGTCACCATAGCCTAACCATACGGCTATCTCTTTTAATTTTATCTGCATATCTTTTGCAAGCACTGGTTCGCTTACAAATAAAAATACATGAGCACCCCCACTCTTTGACTTACACACAATTAGGGGTAATTTATTCTCGACAATTTTTTTAATTAGTTTTTTATAATCAAAGCCATCGTACGTATCGATGTCGATAGCTCCCCACTTACATTGGTTGTTGTCATCAATTGGTATGATACCAAGGGATGGTTCTTTACCTTCTAAGTGATTAATCCATTTGTCTCTTGTAATTGGTTCTTTAACTAACCAAGAGCGGCCTTCTAGTTTGCCCGCT